CACATCACCGATGCCTTTGAGAAATTAGCTGAGGAAAATTCATCAGACCTGGCCGATCTGGAACGACTGAAAGAAGCCACATCTGACTTACTGAGCCGAAAATAGTTCTGCCGTCGTTCCCTGCCGAAACGGTGAGCTCACGGGATTCCCGCTGATAAAGCACGGTAAACTCTTTTTTAATTCAGACACTGCGCCCTGATGTAATCCTGCAAATACTTCAGGGCTTTCTGGTCGCGGATGATTCCGGATCGGATACTGAGAACGTTTCGTCCAGCAACGTCAGCGAGTTCGACGGTTCCTGCATCGCCCACGCCGCCGGTGGAGGTGGTGTAGTCTTGGGCGGGACACTTTCCTTTAACGCGCACCCGGCCACCATTATCGAGACGCTTACGCAGAGCATCATTTTCACCATTCGCATCGGCAAGCTCCTTTGTGTATTTCGCATCGAGTGCCGCGACATCGCGCTGGCGTACCTGCATGTCGTTGATGGTGGCGTTCGCCAGTTTAAGATTGCGTTCTGCGGTATCAGCCCGGCCCTTCTCATCAGCAATCTGTCCAGTTAAATACCAGACCAGAAGCACGGACAGCAGCAACTCAATTAGCAGTAACACCATTACGCGGCTAGATTTCATTTTTGCTCTCCGCAAGGCACATTGAGCGCTCCATTTCTCGCCGGTTCTGTAACCCTTTCCATTTCATGCCACCAGCGTAAACCCAGCGGCGCATTTCTTCGCAGGCTCCGGCATGATCACCCTTATTCAGCTTTCGAAGCAGCGTCGATTTGGAAAATGCATCAGAACCAACGTTAAAAACGAAGCTATAGAGAGCAGCGCGCTGGTACTCGCCAAGCGGCACCTTTACCAGCCTGTCCACGGTGCGTTTCGCTGGCTGGAGATCTTTCCAGAGGAACCGATCACATTCCTGGTCGGAATAACGTTTATTGCGAATAATGTCCGGTCCGGTGTGACCGTCGCAGACAGTCCACACCCCGGCGACATCTTTATAGGCTTCATACTTTCGGCCTTCGACGCCATCCTGCCCACCGAGGAACAGCGAGGCAATCAGCATTGCGCCGCCACCAGCAGCGGCGATGAGTTTGTTACGCAAGCTACTGGTCATTGGCATTTAATCATCTCCAACTTTGACTGCAGGTCCGTACTTCTCAAGCGCCTTTACCTGCGCGTTCGCAACTTTACGCTTGAAGTACCAGTTAACGAGTCCGGTAACAATTATCCCGACAATACCAGCCAGCACACCGACAGCGCTCCACTCATCAGGACTTAGTTTTGTCAGAACACCGTTCAGAATTGTGCCGCCGGAAGTGCCTAACGCGACACCGGTTACGAGTTTGCTCATAAGGGACATGTACCTCACCTCCGATTATGTCGGGGCGCTTTGTGAAGTGATTAAAGAAAAGGTTGTTACAGAAACTAATAGCAACAACTTTAACCACACTGCGGATCATCGTTGCTCCGACTTCAAACTTTTGCAGTGAATCCTAAATGCAAAAAAGCCCTGGCATATGCCAAGGCATGAAGATCAGTATTTGAGATTTGTATTCAGCTAAGCTGCAGAGGAAACAGTTTGAACGCAGTACTTTTGGTAATAATTTTTAATTACCGGCCTAACATGAGGTGACACATTGAACCCACCCAGGATGCGTTGAAACGTTCCTTCGCTGCAAGGATCATGGATTCGTATATCCCCAGCACTGACTCGCTGAATAACCGAATCAGCACCAAAAATTTCTGCTCGCCTATAAAGGACATAACTTGGATGCCGAACAAAAGGATGATCACCAACATTCAACAGACAAGAAGAGTCGGGTTCGATTCCAGCGGCTATAGAAGTTAAATTGACGGCAAGGAAAGATTCTTTTGCAAGTTTGGGATAAAACACGGGGTCGTTACAAATGAAGAACAAATGCTCCTTCGAACCAGAAAGGAGCATAATCGTGCCTTTTTGTACTGGGTTGAAGTCCGCTGTCATTTCAATCCGTAAGCAATTGAATCTAGTTCGGAGAATTCTCTCATCCTGTCAGATAAATGTCTAACAAGTTCTTCAGGTTTTCCAAGCGCCCGGAACACATTTTCAGGATTGATTGTAAACGCACCGCCACGTGGATCGGTCCATTCAGGACATTTTGAATGGGTATAATCCCTAATTTCCCATTTACTCATCATACCGAAGCTTGCATAGACCGCATCTAGAATTGAAATCTCAGCCTCACTGAGCTCATCTAAATCATCACGACTTAAGCTGTCACATAAAAGCTTAAGCTCATAATTGTCAGCATCAGAAATCCAATTTTTCCAACCTTCTTCGCCCGTTTCTGTACCATTCATGAGGTCTAAAGAACGAGATAAGACTGGACCATGCGGCATGGCCACCATACGGTCACCTGTGATAGGCTCACCGAAACGGTCCATTGATTCTCTATCAGAGAGGTACATCAATTTCATGAGCTTGAGGTATGGCATGCGTCCACCGCCTTTCGACAGTAGATAGGCGGCCATCTGAGCCACTCTTTCTTCGCAAAACATATTAGCCCCCCTACTCATATTCGTTCACTACTACTATCAGCAGTATAGTCTTCAACTTAATTTTCTGTTTTCCAAATTACGCCGAATGCAAAATTTCTCTTGACTCTCTCCAAGCTCTTGTCTGGCCTAGATTTGATGATTGTCAATACAGGTTGCATTACTAACGAGCGTCTTTGTATCACAATCATACATGTTTAATCCACAGGCATCTGTGGATAACCGTTTGAACAAGCATCAAACCTTATCCACAGAAACTGGAAATATCCACAGATAGCATCACCAAAAACAAAACCATCAACAACGTAATGGGAAAAGCTGTGCATAAACACACCTCACTTATACACATATGCACAATTTGGGGCTAAAAGAATTTTTGTTCGGTTTTGCCTATTGATAAATATTGCAAAAAATTTAGCTCACAAATTCTTAGATCCCTTGCGTTCTAAAAAAATAATTAGCGAGGAAAAGGAACTTTTCTCTAAAAATCAGGAGAAGGGATTTTTAAGATGCGTTGTTAATTTCCAAATAAAAACCCGCTCAGTGGCGGGTTTATTAACGTTGAACATACAATGCCCATTGTTAACGTTAAATTTACACAAAAACGGCAACTTTGCAAGTAACGTGACGCTAAATTATGAGATTTATATCATATCTTGCGCACGTGTAACTTTTTTGAGTTGCACATCTGCATTGCTTTCTTCTTCAAAGCATTTCGTTACCAGGCTTTCATAGAATGGCTTCCAGCTATAGCGCCATGTGCGGTCAGGCAGGCTGTCCAGCTCAGAAAGAATACCGCGATATGCCACAGAGGATTTGGGCCTGCTGTAGCCCCTGCCCTCGCAGCGTTTGCACTCCTTGTAAACCGGCACCCCCTGAAGCTGTGAATTCTTACGGTCGAGGGTCTTCCCCGTTCCGCCACACTGGCAGCGTTTACTCAACTGGCCGGTACCATTGCACTTGCCGCACAGATGGTGGTCCACGTCCTTTACCTGGCGGAAGACTTCAAAATCAGAGGGCGACTGACCCATATCTTTGGCGAATTGAGGCAGGCGCATTGTGTAATGGCTTTTGGTGATCACGCTGGTTTTAGTGATCAATCCTTTACCATGGCATTTCGGACAATCGTAACTGTCTGCGGCTGATGATGCGTAATCGTTAAACGCGAACCGGGCAAGGATCCGCATGCATAGCGGAAACTTTTTCCCGGCTGCTTTGCGCACCGCCATTGGCGCACGCAGTTTGGCATATTCGGTCAACCAGGATATAGCGGCATCTTTATCCTGTGGGCTGATCCCCGCTTTCCCCAGATACATGGCAAGCCCGATTCCTGCGTCTGCCTGGGTCATACCCAGCGCCGCCATGACATCCGTTACCGTTAATTGTTCGCTCGCTGTAGCGCGAACGCTGTCAGAGATGTGCATCCCTTTCGGGGCAAAAAATTTTAATACGCTGTCCAGATTCATCGCGGTCTCCACTCCGTCTACGCCAGCGCGCCAATGGCAAGCGCCCGGTCTAATGTTTTCAGCAGCAGCTCCGGCTGCGTGCCGTATTTGGCTTCAAAAGCGCCTACATCCGCATGAAGTTCATCGTGGTGCGTTCTGCACAAAGGCAACACGAATAGGTCATGGGCTTTGGTCCCCATCCCGCCCTGACCGTATCCGATCAGGTGGTGGGGATCGTCTGCTGTTTTGCCGCAGCACGCGCACGGCTGCGATTTCACCCAGCGGGTGTATTTCTCGTTCTGCCAGCGGCGGCGCTTCGGTCTTAACATGAATGACTCCGGCGTCTCCGGGTCAACCTTCAGCGCCAGCACCTGCTTTACGGCCTCCTCAACGATGCTGGTGGCCGGTACCGCAGGCACAATGTCTGCTTCGCGTGTAACCGACTGAATAACCAGTT